CTGTGTGGTATAGCTTGGTGTTATACTAGGTAATGTTGCCATTAATATACCCCCATTTGTTGTCTATTCAATATGCCGCCAGGACTCATCTGTTTACTCAATGTTTTCTTCATTCTATCTTCTAACATATCAGAAATCCTCTTTGCCATTTTATAATCTTCAACAGATGATGTATCATCGCCTTGACCACGATTTACATTTACATTGTTAGTGATTTGTAAATTAGAAGTGGTTGAACCACCTCTTGGTATTACAGTCTCACCTCTTTGTAAGATAGCTGGAAATTCATCTGATGCTAAACCTTGATGTAATCTTGGTGCGCCTATAAATACTGATGGGTCAATGGGTTTAGTTGTTCCACTTCTACCAACTACACCACCAGCGTGAGCCCATATTGTACCACCAGCTCCACCAGCTCCAGTTCCTTGAGTGGTAGTACCACCAGCAGCAGCTCCAATAACCATGCCTGTAATCTGTTCCCAAATCCACAGGGCTATAAGTTTGGCTATCATTCTATTGATTTCTTTAGCGAAGCCAGATGCAAAATCTCTTAGTGCATCACCAGCAGTTTTGGTACCTTCAGTATAAGCTGTCCAATTATCAACCATATTAGATTGAAAGGCACTACCAACATCATCTATTTGGTCTTTATAAGTATCAAAGAATGTTGTCATTTTAGTACCAGTATCAGTAATATTCTTACCAAAGTCGGACCAAGAGTCACCGAGTTTATCATTAGCCTTCATATAGTTCTCAACCCATTGTATAGTTTCTTCATCAATTTCATTTTCAGCCCTTAAAGCAGCATCCATTCTTTTGGTTTCCATTATGTTCCATTTCTTTGTGGCTTCTGCTGTAAGTTTAGCAATTCTGGCTTTTTCTTTGGCAGCCTTTTCTGCTGCTATAGCCTTTCTTTCTACTGGGTCTGGAGTTATTATACCTGGCATAGGTAACCCCGGTTCGGCACCGTATGTTGTACCACCTAAACCTAATTGTGCTTTGGTATAAGGAGATATATCTGCTTCAGGATTAAATGCTGGGTCAGCCTTCATCCTCATAATTTTGGTCATCAAATCAAAGATAGTTGTTAACATTACGACCATTGGTTCTAATGCTTCTGATGCAAACTTTTTCCATGCAGTTGATAAATGTGCTATAGCATCTTGAAACGCTTCTGATTTCAGAATGAAGCCGGTATCTATTCCGCCACCAAGTTCAAGAAATTTTTCTTTGAGTTTGGTGAGGTCACCACCAGAATCTCTCATAATTTGCATTACTTCACCAAAGGCTAAACCAAAGATTTTGAAACCAACTCTGAACTTGCCGGCTTCACTATCCAGTTTACCCATAGCATCCATAATATCAATGAATGTTTTATCCGGTTTTTGGGCTGCAAGTTTATTAACATTCAATCCTAACTCTTTAATAGCATCAACAGCTTCACCTTGACCAACAGCAGCCTCAGCAACTCTACGAGCCATTCTTTGAATGTTCATAGTAAGATTGACTACAGAAGCGCCTGCTCTATCTGCAACAAATTGTAAGAATTGTAAACCTTCGGTAGTAACCCCAAGCCTTTTAGATGTCTTGGCAATTTCATCACCAAGTTTAGCCATCTTTACAGTTGTATCTAATACCCATTTAGCAAGTTTAACAGCAACCACTGCCGCAGCAGCAATTGATAATTTGCTCATGGATTTAGATAAACCACCGGTAGCCTTAGAAGCCTTCTTCATAGACTTCTCGGTAGTTTTACCGAAATCTTTCATCTTCTTGGAACCCTTATCTTTTATTACTAGGTCGCCTTGAATTTTGAATTTCGCCATATTATCGTCCTTGTTGTTTGGTAACTAATCCTGTCACGCAAAAGCTTACAATTTTCCTATAAATCCCCCTATGTTCTTCAGGCGGAATGTCAGAATATTCAATTACTTTACTTATAGAATGTGTATTAAGTCCTCCCATTGAATCAAAGAACGAACTTCCATACATTCTAATAAGAATCCATGCATCCAAATTACCCTCAAGTATTTGTATCTTACCACATTTGAAACAGTCAGGTGTATCATCTCTCTGCTCATGTTTCATAATACAATATTCACAAGGAGGTCTGATAGGTCTATACATCCATTCCGCCAAGATTACAAATTTTCTATTTCTTCTTCTTCTTCCGCGGACATCTCAGCTACTTTTTCGGATACAAATCCAACTACTCCATCATACCAATCAAAGATGTATCTTTTATTTTCTTCCGAGAATGTAAACTCACCACTCTCATCTTCAAGATTCATCCAATCAATAAGTGTATAATTGAATCTCATCCGCATAGCATCAGCCAACTCCTCCGGTGTCGTTCTATTGAAGATACCAGCAGAGTTAGGAAACGGGCGAATATGAAATTTTATACCATCTACATAGTCCACCCATTTAGATTTCCCAATGTTCTTTTTAATTTTCATAAATTCCCTCCATTTTTATTAATCTGTAGTCCTCAAAATAGGACCAGAGCCGGTTAGGTTGAAAGATATAGCATTGACACCTGACCTATCAACTGTTACGGTAACATCACTAATATATGCTGTAGCATTAGCATCTGTTGCTGTATCAGGAGTATGGTAGTTTGTCGCATCTTCATATAATCTGATGTCATTGAAATCACCACCAGATAATACCTTTGATAATACTAGGGCTTGTTGTGTATCAGATGGATCATACCAACCATTAACAGATGCGGTCCAGCTTTGCTTTACTGAACCAGCAACCCTGTGCCAATCTGAATCAAAATTATCAGCAACAGCCAGTTCATCAACGATATTCAAGGTCCAACTTGCCATTTCGGCAATAGTGTCAGTACCAATCTTTACATCACCTAATTTACTTAGTGTAGTGCTCATCGTTATTTAACCTCCATTTTATGGATTTGAGGTGGTTGTATGATAGTGAATAGTCACTTCCATCCTCATTTCACCTCTGGGAAATGTTACACCGCCCTCAAAAATTATTATATTACCTACATAGATATCATCTTTATAGGTAAAGTCGTTTTCTAAAAAATACTCTAAATCTCTTACTAATGAGTGTATATCATCATGGGTATATCCATCACTTGTGGTATACCCCATTAAATCTAAATGTAGTAGTCTATCATAATGACCACCAAATGCTTCTTCACTCTTTTCATCTTCAACTGTTATTACACATACAGCAGGTTTATTGGTACAATCATCGTAAAGTTGATAGCCTCTAAATACTTCAGCCACTCCAATTTCATAATTGTCATTTCCAGTTGTAATGTATTCACCAATTTCATCTTTTAAGGTTTCTAATATTGTGTTTCTTACACTCATTTGTTTACCTCTTTTTCAATCTCTCTTCCAATTATATCACCAAACCTTCTCAAATTGTTTTCTATAGCAGGTCGTAAGAAAGGATACTCTGGTATTATTGCTTGTTTCAATTTCACCCACTGTCCACCTACTTTGAATGTTAGATACTCTCCTCTACGAGGTTTGATAACATTTCCATACTCAATAGTAGTTGCATAGACCAAGTTTGAACCTATACTACCAGTTACCACATCCCCAAATCTTGTTTCTACTCTACTTTTAATACTCTGTCTTAATCTACCTGTACCTACTTTTGGACCGCCAGGTTTACCAAACCGTTTCTTGGCTTCCCCTTCAGCATAGAGCATAGCCATTTTCATGCCTTTTTCAAGTCCTCTACGAAAGTTTCTGGGTAATCTTTCCAATTCCCGTTTAGTGTTCTCTGTAAACTTGAGACTTACTTCAAACATTACAATCCTACTACTCTACGGTACTTATCTAATATCCTTCTTGTTTGAGGAAGAAACTCAAGTGTTGTGTAGTTTATTGTACCGTCAGGCATTGTAGTGCTTATAGTATCCATTTGTTTTCTATTCTTAAATGCTCTCGCTACTTCAACAATACATACTTGTTTCAAATCGTCTGGAATAGTTTCATAGCCAGCTGAATAAGTAACCTTTACACTTTGATTGTATGCTGGAAACCATCCTGATTTCATAGTTATTCTGTTTTCATCAGCAATTCTATAATCAGCAGAGTCTACAAGGGTATCTGAATCCCATTCCCAGCCAGCATCGTCATATAGAGATACTACAGCAGAGATAGGGAAAGAATCTGTAAATAAGTCCTGTGTACCAGTACCATCATAATATTCAGTATAAGTATCCAGTTTGAATTTCCTATCACAATAGGACTCAAACATGGTTGTGTATCTATTAATGAGGTCCTCTATTAAAGTATCATCTTCGGGTTTAGTACCCGTTATACCTTGGAAGCTTTTCACCTCGTTCAGTGTTGCAAGCGCATTTGCATTTACAGCCATTTTCTATTCTCTCCTGTAAGTTTTTTACTCGTTTTTCTTCTTTTGTTTCATCTGGTAAAAGCATCCAGTAGTCCCAGTTATTCCATTCTTCTATTGTTGGCATACCTGGGTCGCCTGCCTGTAGTTTCGTTTTTGGCTCTTTACGAGCCTTTGGCTTATAACTTGGATAATTCTTAGTTATTACCTGTTTAATCTTTTCCCATTGACGGGATTTTTTACATTCTTGGCATTGACCAGGTAATTCGCCTGTATTCTTTACAACTGAATTACAATGCAAACACAAGTACCAACTTTCATTTTTGTCAATCATTTTCCCTCACCTTTGAAAATGAGGGGAGGTCTTCGGACCTCCCCTCTTATACTTTTATTGCTGAAGTTTACACATCTCGCACAAACGAGAATGCAGCATCAATCTTAGGTGCGCCCGCAAAACGGGTTTCAACCTTGAAAATTACCTGACCCTCAAGGAACTTGAGTGAACGGTCAACTTGTAAGCTTGTAAAGCCTACTCGTCTACCGAGTGCGTAATTCTTCAAATTGGCAAATAAGATATATGGCTGTAGGTCAACAACTCCAGTAGCAGTTGGGAATGCTTCTGATACAAAGTATGGGTATTCATACATAGTTCCTGGAACTCCGCCACCCATAGGTGCGAATACAGGAGTCTCATCAGAGCTACCTGCCTTTAGTGAACGAATGTAATGGAATACACTACGGTGCATATAGAACTTAGCGCCTCTGGTATAAGGTCCTTCAATCGCAGCGATAGCACTTGAAATAGTGCCTGCCTTGATAGCAGAAGGAGCTACACTCTGATACTGTCCGGAATCACCGGAAAGTGAGTTTACACCAGTAAAACCTGAAGCGTTACCGTTTTGGACATAAGTGTCCAGGGCTTGACCAAGACTATCTGCAAACATACCGGTAATTGCACTAACCATATCAACTTTCTCGTCCATTAGGAGTTCGTTGGAAGTTATGGTATATGCGCCGATTTTGTCAGGAGATAATGTGATTTCACCAGCGGTAGGATCACTCTGGGTAAGAGCGATTGCTTCGGCTGTGGTAAAGACATTTACTCTTGAAGCCTGTGTTGGTAAACGAAGTGTATCTGTACCTTGGGTATAGATGTCACAATCGTTCAACGCAAATGAATCACGGGCAGCGAGAGTAATCAATTCCATATCATATTCATCAGGTACCCAATATCCACCCTGTCCGACAGTACCTTCGTTCATGTCGGATTTAGTGACTACATCAATAAGGAACTTAGCGTAAGCTTCTCTCCTGTCCTTGTCGGCAATATCCAATCTGGTTGCCTGATAGCGGAGGTCGTATCCTTTATACATATACTCACGGGTTTCGGTTGTACCTGGAGTTGAAAGATTAACCTTGTGTGCTGGTTGAGATTCCATGGTTTCAATTTGGGCTTTGAGTTCTGAATTGCCTTCTTTCATCTTGGCAATTTCTTCATCTCTTGCTTCCAACTTGTCCTTGAAATCATCCTTCATAGGAGTTAATTCATCTTGAATTAGACCACGAAGTTTATCTTCAGCGGTTAATTGTGTTTTACTCATATTATTATTTTTTACTCATTTAGATACTCAATAACCTCTTCATATTCCTCATCAGTGCTGACCTCTTGGGAATTCTCTTGGGTCTCAAGTGACCGAGTTTCCGAAATCTCTGTAAAGAGTTCTTCAAAGTAGTTATTGGCGGTTATATCAACACATTCTTGACAAATCATTTCGTCAAATTCTTTGCGGCAGATTGTGCAAATAATCTTATGTTCAATTTCTTCGGTGTGTTTGTCTCTCCAAGTTGAATGACAGACTGCAATCCTTTGTTCTTCATCTGGAAATTCGTCAATCATTATTTGGCTTGACATACACCTTGAAATAAAATCTTCTTCGGTTTCGCCTTCATTAGGCTCAATCTTTTCAATTTCTTTTGTTTCTTCTTCTGGTAGAGTGTTTTCCTCAAACCAGAGTAGAATTTCTTCAAGTTCAATATCATCAATAACACCTTTCTTTTTAGCGGCTTCCATGCTCTTTGATGTTAATAATGCTGTTGGGTTGGCAGGTACACTTACCAAAGATAATTCAAGTAATTCTACTTCATTGAATGTTCTCCACGGTTCATCTGTACCTTCTTTACCATATTTGATTTTCTGTGGATTTGGTCTGAATCCTACTGATGTAGCACTCATAAATCCATTCTTGTATAATTTGTATAATGAATCTCCAATTGAACTTACTTCAGGTTCAGGAAATTCAATATCAAACATGAGTGATTTATTCTGTTTATCTACCCACACCTTCTTTGCCTTCGCAACAGGCGCGGCTTGATAATTATGACCCATAAGTATAACTGGGTTCTTTTTATAATTTTTTAATTTCCAAGCCGAGTAAACAATCTTTTCATTGTCTCGGTCTATTTCCTCATTTGAACCAACAAATCGTAAAATTCTATCTTCTACCTCATCAGGTTCTTTCGTGAAATATTTGGTTATTACATTATTTCTCATAATTATTCTCCTACTATAGGTGCTAATGTGCACCTACAATTGATTACTTCTGATGCTCCACCTGCTGGATCACCTGGATATTGTTGACCATTCGGAAATACTGCGCCCATAGGTATCGGACCCACACTGGCATTTTCCACATGCGTCTCTCTCTCACCTCCGACCCATTGTTTCATTTGAACTCCGACCTTTTGATATTCATCAAATGTGGCTTCATTTACAGCACCGGTTACTTCTGTTCTTGCAATTCGTCTGGCTGATGTGGTTCGGACATTGTAAACCTCTTTTACTCTATCAGTAATCTGGTTTATTGTCTCACCTTCACTCACGCCTGTATAGATGGTCTTTCTCAAGCTCTTCCAAGTTGTTTCGTTCATATTGGTAGCCAATCTATTAGTTCTCAATTTTACAACATCTCTTGCTGTCTCGTATTCTCTTTCTATACCAAGATTAGATAGAGCCAATCTACCACCTACTTCCATTGAATCTCCTATCAATGGAGTAAATACGGTCATTGCTCTTGCATACTCATCATCCCAAATAGTGGCAATTTGTTCAAGAATCTCAGCAGTTTCAATGGACTTCTTTCCACCATCTATCAATAATGGTATAACCTTATCTCTTTGCTTCTTGATGTAACCTTTTACCTTCTTATGAAATCGTCCCTCTTGTGCTCTCTGTTGGTTCAGGAAGATTCTACGGTAACGATTTACCTTTTCCTCATCGTCAGATTTTTCCTCAACCACCACAGATTTCGGCTCAATTTCCTCTATTTCCGATTCCATTCCAATATCATCTACTGGCACAAGGTTGATAGGTAAGTATCTAACATCTCCAGTATCATCTTCTGACATACCAAGGTCTAATCTTTGATTTAATTCGTTCCTTGTATATCCTATAGAAAATAATTGAGTTGCAGATTCTAATAATTCATTATAGTCTCGCTTCAGTTCATCAATTCCAGAGTAGTCAAACTTACCGTAATATCCTGGTGCATAAATCATAAAGAACTCAGCCAGGAGCTTCTCCTGTATTCTCATAAGTTGAGGCTTCAGTTTCTCATGCCAGAACTGTCTTTTGGCTGCAAATGCGGTTGCCTTCTGAACGCCTTCGGTAAAGCCTGCTATACTCTTTGGTACTCCAAATACTGCTAAAATGTTGTCTCTTGAAAGTTTACGCCCTTCAATATAGTCCATATCCTTTTGGTTAGGACCAATAACCTTTATTGACATGCCGCCCTTCAAGATTCCCATCTTACCTGCTTTATTAGGACCTCTATGACTCGCATCCCATAACCTCAATACTTTACGAAGTTCTTTGATATCTACATCTTTATCTTTATCAATCTCTATAACTGCTTGTGGAACTGCATCATTTTCAAAGAAAGCTTTGTTGTTAGTTGCAGCGTAAA